AGGTTTTTGGGCGCGCGACGGCCTGTTTCACTTCCGCATGTTCGGGCTGATCCTCTCCGTCTATCGGATGCGCTGGGTGCCGTTCGTGATGTCGACGGCGTGCCACTACGACAAGCGCGATGAGGACGCGCGCTGTGCAGGATGCACAAGGGAGAGGCTTAAATGAAAGTGAAGATCAAGAAAACAAACCCGAACGCGATCATCCCCCGCTATGCGACGGATGGCGCGGCTTGTTTTGACCTGCACGCCTGTTTCGCGGATCGAGGTGAGGAAATCCGCGTGACCGGAATGTCGGTCATTGATACCGGGCTGGCTTTCGAGGTTCCCCAGGGCCATGTGATGCTTGTTTTCAGCCGGTCGGGTCATGCGATGCGGGCAAACACATGCCTGTCCAATGGCGTAGGCGTGATCGACTCGGACTACCGTGGCGAGGTCAAGGTGATGCTCACACGGGTGCTGACGCACATGGAGCCTCTTGTGGTCAGGCATGGCGACCGTATCGCTCAGGCCATGATCGTTCCGTATCCGCGTGTCGAATTTGACGAGGTCAAAGACCTGGCTGATTCGGCGCGTGGTGACGGTGGATTCGGTTCGACGGGAGCATGAAGCAGGCATTCCGGCTTGTCCATGACCAGGCGCGGCAGAGGGCTGCGGATGCGGTCATGGCTGCGCCGGATGGGTATGTGGTCAGGATCGGCGAGCCGACGCGCAGCCTGGAGCAAAACGCGCTGATGTGGGAGTTGCTGACCGCCATATCCAAGTCGGTTCTGTGGCCGGTCAATGGCGAAATGACGATCCTTTCTCCGGATGACTGGAAGCAGATATTCACGGCTGCGCTAAAGAGGCATGTGCGGATGTCTGCGGGTATTGATGGTGGGGTGGTGATGCTCGGGACATCAACAAGCCGGTTGGGGAAGCGGGAATTCTCCGACCTGATCGAAATGATCCATGCCTTTTCGGCAGAGAGGGGTGTTTGATTTGGCCAGGTGCGCAATCTGCAAGAGCGTTTTTATCCGTCGATCTATGACGCACAAGGCATGCGGCCCGGAATGCGCGGCAGAGTATGCCAAACAACAGCGGCAGAAATCGGAGCTGAAGGAAATCCGCGCTCGCAAGCTGGCCATCAAGCCCCGTAGTGAGTGGCTGAAAGACGCCCAGGTGGCATTCAATGCCTTCGTTCGATACCGGGACAAGGACAAGCCCTGCATTTGCTGCGGAAAGCCGCTGACGCTCGAAGCAGTCGGTGGAGGGTATGACTGCGGACACTACAGATCAACCGGCAGCGCGCCTCACCTGAGATTTGACGAGCGCAATGCACATGCGCAGAGAAAGGTGTGCAACCGCTACGGGGCAGGACGAGCCGTGGATTACCGGATAGGACTTGTTGCCCGGATCGGATGGGCAGCAGTCGAAGCACTGGAAGCAGACAACCAGGCGCGGAAATACAGCGTCGATGACTTAAAAAAGATCAGGGATTTTTACCGGGCGAAGTTGAAGGCACTAAAAGGGGGAAGCGAGTGAATTTGTCTTGTGAGAACTGCAAACATTCAAAGCGTCGCATGCACATCCTGGGCTGGCGGCTGTCCTGCTGGCCGTACAAGCGGTGGGTGGCGAAAACTGATCGTTGCATCGACTGGAGGCGCGCATGAGCGGGCGTGATGATATGGCGGTCGCCGAATACCACTTGGTCGGATGGGGCGAATGGCGTCGAGCCGAATCCACATCGTCGGCGAGCGGGTATCGATCAAAGTCTTCAGGGCTATCGACAGGTGGGCGTGGCTTCGACACTGTCGATGATCTTGCGGCTGCTGAAGATGCAAAGGTCGCGCAGATTTGCGACACGATCATCTGGGATCTTCCCACCGTGAGCAGGACGATGCTGGAATGCCGGTATATCTTTGGCGACGTGCTAAGGAGTCGGCGACCGGATGCCGATGCCAGACTTGTCGAGGCGGTGCGCGAGTTCTGGGCACGGGCGCGGCGGGTGCTTGGCTAACGCATAGGTAACGCGCCGCGCTTCAGCGCGGTCGCTGTTGACCGCCGTGTTATGCCGGTTTTTGACTAGGAGAACGATAGTGCGAATTTGGATTGACACTGAATTTAACGAATACCACGGGGCGCTGATTTCAATGGCGCTGGTGGCCGACGATGGGCGCGAGTGGTACGGGGTGCGTTTTTGCGACGACCCGGGCTGGTGGGTACGCGAGCATGTGATGCCGCAACTACTGCAACAACCGGAGCGGGATGCAGATTTGCGCGCCGGATTGGCCGAGTTTCTTGGGCAGTTTGATGCCGTGCATATTATTTCCGACTGGCCCGGAGACATTGCGCACTTTTGCAATTTCTTGGAGTACGCGCCGGGCGACAGAATTGGACCTGACACGATGACATTTGAGGTTCGCCGCGATTTGCCGGACACGGCGACGACATCGGTCATCCCCCACAATGCCCTTGAAGATGCTCGGGCGCTGGCGAAGGCGGGGCATAACGACAGAGTGGAGGGGCGCGACGCAGCTTCATCGCGGCGCGTCCCTTCGCACGACGGGTTATGAGGCGACTTTGATGCGGAACAATTCCCAGAACGCCGGATGCATGCGCCGGTTGCCGGCTTCCCACTCCTGCCACCCTCGAAGGGTGCAGTGGATGAGCGCGGCGGCTTCCGTTTGCGAAAGCCCTGCGCCTTCGCGGGCCGTGCGGATTTCGTCAGGGGATGGATTCCGGGACGGCGAGCCGCCCCGTGATCTGTTCGGGTGGCCCGTCATTTCAGCTCACCAGCGCGAGCTGCCAGCGCTCCAAGTAGAACAGGCGGTTGTCTTCGATGTTGCACTCGGCGCTGTCGGAGACTTCGACATCGGTGATGTGAAGCTCGGTCACGCGGGCGGCGATCCAGTCTTCGCCCTTGGCACGGATTTGAGCGGCGAGCTTTTCAACGAAGGCGCGGGCCTTCTCGCTGGGGGCTTCGTTGTAGAGGGCTTCGACGGCGATTTCAAAGTTTTTGGTGGCGTTCATTTTTGGCTCCAGCCCCTGTTTTCCCCGAGGCGCGGTGGGTTGCGATGTGCTACCCATGGACTGAATTATATACGCATTGCGTGTAAATGCAAGAACTATTTTCACCAATATTCGAGGCGGCGGATTTCGCCTCATAACGCCCCACATAACCGGACGGCCGCGCCAGCGGACGGTCCGGGTTGATGTGGTTGTTAGAGGGAATTTGAGATGGCGCGAATTGTGAGCTGGTTTTCATGCGGCGCAGCCTCGGCGGTGGCAACGAAGATGATGCGACCGGACGTGATTGCCTACTGCGACACCGGCAGCGAAGACGAGGACAACGCCCGGTTTATGGCCGACTGCGAACGATGGTTCGAGCAGCCGGTAACGCACCTGCGCGGTAAATGGCCGAACACTTGGGCGGTTTGGGAAAAGCGGCGGTTCATCAACGGCATGGACGGCGCACCTTGCACTGGCGAGTTGAAGGTTGCACCACGTCTTGCCTTCCAGATGCCGGATGACGTGCATGTGTTTGGCTATACGGCGGACGCAAGCGACGTGCGACGCGCCGAAACGCTACGCGAGAACTGGCCGGAATTGCAGATTGTGACGCCGCTTATTGAGAAGGGGATCACGAAAGCCGCATGTCTGGCGATGGTAATGAACGCTGGCATCCAGCCGCCGAGGGTGTATGCGATGGGGTTCCCAAACGCTAACTGCATTCCGTGCGGCAAGGCGACAAGCCCGGCCTATTGGGCGCTTGTGCGCAAGGAATTCCCGGTTCAGTTTTATCGTATGGCCGGCTTATGCCGCGATGTTGGTGCGCGCCTTACTCGCATTGATGATGTGCGGATGTTCATTGATGAGATACCGGATGACCACCCGACGACAGATGCCATTGCGCCGGAATGCGACTTTCTATGCAGTATTGCAGAGCAAGACATGATGCCTTCTAACAAGTAGTAGACGAACCTTGCAAGGTGACTCCGCTGTTGGATCGAGAAAACCTATTGACACGAGCTAACCAATAGTCAATAATTACCACGCGGGCCTACTTGCGCCCGCAAAAAGCGGATGTAGATCAATGGTAGAGCTGGATCGCAAGATCGGCGCGCACCATGCGGGTTACTGACAAGCCAGCCAGCCAGCCAGAAATGGTCCGCTGGCTTTTTGTTGTGCAGGAATATAAGGAAACGCTAATGAATGATCCCATGACCGAGCCGATGACCGACGAAGATGGCGATGGCGGCTTTACCGTCTGCCTGTATGTGTCTGCCGATGGCAAGCTATCCGTAGGAGTGGAGCGCGACGGCCAGGAGACGGCAGAGCCTACCCCTGTCAAAGGGCTGTCGCAGGCTGTTGAGATGATCGTGGCCGCTGTCAAAGGTGGCGGGGCGATGGATGACGCGGCTGCTCAAGGCGAGTTTGACCGCGCCTATGCGCCTCAGCAGCAAAACCCTGCAAAGCGGTTCGCGTAACACGGTAACGCAAGAGCATTAGAAATGGCTAATAAAGGATGCTTTGTTAAGGGCGAGAAGCGCCCAGGGCAGGGGCGACCGAAGGGCAGTTTGAGCAAGGTAACGCAAACCGCCAAGGAGGCGATCGCCATGGCTGCTGACAAGCTTGGCGGCGCTGAGCGCATGGTCGAGTGGGCGAAAGAAGATCCGGCGAACGAGCGCGTTTTCTGGGGGACGATCTATCCGAAACTGCTGCCGGTCCAGGTGGCGGGTGATCCTGACAATCCTCTCAAGATGGATTTGAGCCTAAATGTCGTCTTCCGCAAGCCAAAGTAGCGAGGTCGAGTTTCCTGACAAGCTGCAATTCTTGTTTGATCCGTACCGGTACAAGGTTGCACATGGTGGGCGTGGGAGTGGGAAAAGTTGGGGGTTTGCTCGTGCGCTGCTGATTCTCGGCGCGCAATCACCGCTACGCATCCTTTGCACGCGTGAGGTGCAGAAGTCCATCAAGGATTCGGTCAAGCGCCTGCTGGATGACCAGATAGAGGCGATGGGACTCGGTGAGTTCTACCTGTCGCTTGAGACGGAGATTCGCGGGCGAAACGGGACCGAGTTTCTGTTCGCTGGCCTGGCGAATCATACGGTCGAGTCGATCAAGTCTTACGAGGGCATCGACATCGTTTGGATCGAGGAGGCGCAGACCGTCAGCAAAAAGAGCTTGGACATTCTCGTCCCGACGATCCGCAAGGATGGTAGCGAGATTTGGGTGACGTTCAACCCGATGCTGGATTCGGACGAGGTTTGGCAGCGGTTTGTCGTAAATCAGCCGCCGCACTCGCATGTTGAGCAGGTCAATTGGTCAGACAACCCGTGGTTCCCGGAGGTTCTTGAGCTTGAGCGCGAGCAGTGCAAGCTAGCCAATCCCGATGACTACGCGAACATCTGGGAAGGCAAATGCCGGTCGGCGGTGATTGGCGCGATCTACGCCAACGAGGTCGCGCAGGCGCAAATGGATGGACGTATTTGCCCGGTGCCGTATAACGCTCGGTCAAAAGTGCATGCGGTCTGGGATCTCGGTTGGAATGATTCGATGTCGATCATCCTTGTCCAAAAGGTCGGTCCGACGACGATTGCGGTGATCGACTACATCGAGGACAGTTTCAAGACGCTCGATCATTACGCCGGATTGCTCAAGTCGATGCCGTACAACTGGGGATATGACTATCTCCCGCATGATGGTAATACCAAGGACTTCAAGACCGGCATGAGCACAGCCGAAATTCTGAAGCGATTTGGGCGCAAGACCAAGCAGACGCCGAATGTCCCGGTCGAGCAAGGTATCAAGATGGCGCGCATGGTGTTCGGACATTGCTGGTTCGATAAAGCGAAAACCGAGCGCCTTCAGGAGTGCTTGAAGAGATACCGGCGCGTGGTCAGCTCTTCGACGGGCGAGCCAGGCAGCCCAGTCCATGACGAGTATTCGCACGGGGCGGATGCTTTCCGGTATCTCGGTGTCGTGGCTGAGTCTCTGAGCAATGAGGACGACTACGAGCCGCCGCGCATCCCAGCTTTCCGCCCTGCCGTCCCTGGCACTGGCATCTAACAGGAGATCCACATGGCAACAGTAAATCCGACCGTCACCCGAGGGCTTGGTGACGGCGATGGCTCGCTCATCCAGTATCAATGGACACTGACATCGACAAATGCTGACGGGGCCGGCGTCCAGTGCCCGGAGTGGGCTGACGTGACGTGGGTGGCGA